TTTAACCCAAAGCGCTATTTGCTTATCCACTCCATCGACATTGATTGTGCCTCGATAATCGGGCTGCGAGCCAGTCTTTTGCTCGTTCTTGAAAATTGCACCAATATTGGTGTTGTCGTAATTACTCATTGTTTATTGATTTTAGAATTTAACGATTAATGTTTCTTTGCCAAAAGTTTTAACGGGGACTTTCGGCACTTCTGCCCCGTGTTCGTCGTAGATTGGTTGCTTTGATTTGAACGCTGTTTTTAACAATGCCTCCCTTTCTTTGAGTTGCTCTTGAATTTGAGCGTAGATAGTATCGGATGCGTAGTCTAAACGGTCTCCCGTGTTTCTTATTGCAAACTCACAACCAAACGCTTTGTAAGACTTCTCAGGGGTGTCGTTAATCTTTGCCCTTACTTCGCTGCTGAAAGTGTCCCAAAACGTCTTATTTCGCTCCGTAATGGCTAATAGCTTGAACTCATCTGTTTCGCCAGCGTCTAAAATTTGTTGGAGTTGGTGCTGCGCTTCCAATTGGATTTCGTTTTTGCTCATTGACAAACGGGCTTCCATTTGTTCCCATTGGGCATTGTGATAAATCTCTTCTTGTTTCATGTTTAGTTGTTTTTAATGTATTCGTTGTATGCCTTTTCCACCTCTGGGGTTACGTTAGCCGCTTGTTTGATTTGCTCAATAGTGCTTCCTTTGGCGTGTGCTGCTGCGAAGTTAGCCGCTGTAAAGTTTGGCTTTTGATTTGATGCTGTTTGCGCGTCGTCGTCTTCAACTTGTAAGCAAAGCAATGATTGAAGCGTGTAACGTCTGTAATAGGTTATCTGGCTGCCCATTGCTTGCGGTGTGCCACTCATAACCAAAGGCATAGCGCTCTCGATTGTTTCGCCATTCTCTACGTTTATAACCTTAGTCTTTACAATACCGTCCTCAATTGGTTGTATCAACATCAATCCATGCTTGTTAAGAATAGGCTCAACCGCGTCAACTATTGCATTGATGTCTGCATACGTGTTTTTGAAGTGCGGGTTTTTGGCGTTCTTTACTACCTTGCCTATTTCTTTCTGTGCATCAAACAGCCTTTGTAGAATTGTCTTTTCCATCGTTGTTTAGTTTTTGTTTTGTTTAATTAATATCTCTCAAGCTAAGGCTGCGTAAGTACATATGTACATCGTCAATTCCTAATACTTTTTTAGCCTTAGCCTTTAACGCTTGGTTCTGCGATTCATTGAACGCCAATCTGTAAGCGTGACTTAGCTTTTCGCTTTCGGGCTTTGGATGCCGACCCGCTGTTTTCTTGTTTGCCATTGTTATTTGTTTAATTTGTGCGTTATGGATGCGTCCCCCGTTTTGATTTGTTAAACTAACTCTTCAGTTAACTCAATGATTTCATCTTTGCAATCTTCAAGAATCATTAACACAACCTGTTTTTTAAAGTTGCTTAAGGCTCTTGAACCATCTTCTAAATCTGTATAGAAATCCCAAGCCATTGAATCGTTTGTATGCTTTCTCAAAGTGGTCATTTCACCATTGACTTCGATATCAAGAAAATAGTTATAAGAACCAGTAGCTTTTCTTTCCATGCCTACACTTGATAGGTACGCTTGTTCAACTCTGTTTGGCAAACGTTTTGCAACGTTGTTCGTGAAGTTTGCCGTGTTTTGAAATCCTAATGTGATTAATAGTCCTGAATTTGTCATCGTTGTTTAGTTTTTACGCCTTAACTCCGTTGCTAAGACGATACAAAAGTAATAAAAAATATTACATAGCAATAAAAAAAGTAAAAAAAATTTAAAAAAGTTTTATCTTTTCCTTGTAAGCCTTGATTTGCTCTTTGATTTCATCCACTGTTAGCTTAAGCGGTGCGCCATTTCTATTGTCATTTAACAAATCAAATTCGTATTGACCTATTCGCTTAGGTAACCTTAACGCATAGTTTGCTATGTTACCGTGCAAATGTAGGTTACAATGGTCACAACTAGCATGGCAATTGTTTTCATTAAATCTTAAATTCGGATAAGCCCCAACGCTCCAAAAGTGCGAGGCGTGAACGGTTTTATTATGCAAGTTCACTCCACACGAAACACATTCTTTGCCCTTATCACGTTCACGAATGAAAGCATTAAACACCTTTTGCAAGTCATTAAGCCATTCAGAGCGTGTTTTTAAGGCTTCCTTGCGCTCTTTTTTCTCTTTGCGCCACTTTGTATTGTTCGCCTTAGTTAAGTCGCTTAGAAACGCTCCTACGCATTCATCTGTAACCATGCAGTTCTTTTGATTAAAGTGCTTTGGTGTGAATGTGGTCTTGCAATGTTTACAGCGAGCCATTACTTTTTACCGTTAAAAATGTCATTAAAAATATCAAAAAATTCATGTGGCGCATCGTTAACTGGCTTAACCTTATGAAACTTAATAGCACCCCTAACTATGTATTTAGCCTGTTCAACGTCTTTGGCGTCAACTGTTACCTTTAGCTTCTTGCCGTAAATCTCAAAATATACCTCGTGTTTCATATCTACAAATTTAGTTCTAATTCTTCATTTGGGTCGGGAATGTGTGCGCCAAACATTTCAAACGCTTCACGTTGGCAGCGTGTTTGATATTCCATCATTTCCGTAGTTGTGTAGGTGGTTGTGCTGCGTGTTATGCTTAACACCTCGCCCGTGCTTTCAATAACTCGCTCGTCTTTGTGACCAAACAATTCTTTTAATCGTTCATGCGTTTCATCTGGGGACAAAATATCCCCCCATTCATCACGAAATAAACCGCGCCAAATTGAAACAACCACGCCCCAATAGTATCTGTTTTGGTCGGTGCTGCGCTTGTTTCTGTTGCGCTCAATACTAATCCTAATCTCTTTGCCCTCAAACGCTTTAAAAGCATCTACAAGCGTTTGCCTATTGCGTTTGATAGTTCCGTTTTCGGGAGTGGTTATGATTGTGATTTTCATGCTTCTAATTTACAGTAAATCTTTCAGTTCTGCAAGTTGTTTTTTTAGTGTTTCAATCTCTTTATCCTTTTCAGTGTTTAATCTAAAATGTTGCATTGACACCTCCCTACAAACTCCTAAATCATTTTCCAATTCAAGAATGTACAAACGAGCGTAATTTAAATCCTTTGCAATTATTAAGTTCGTTTCAATCATTTCATGACTTGGATTCTTTAGCTTAACTTGATTTGCAATTGATTCAAGTTGATGCGCTGCTAACTTAACACCAAGTTTGGCTACTATTTGTAATTGTTCTTTTTCCATTATGGCATCGGTATTGTGTCCCAAATCTCATACCCATCGGTATCTCGTTTGTCGCTTGTTGGTAATTGTTTCTCGTTATCAAAGTCAGATCTAAAACTTGCAACCGAATCGACCTTTGTTTCGGGCATCGGTTTTGTCGTTGGTGGCGTTGGTCTTTTAATTACATCCTTGCGCTCTTTGCCCACTAAGAAACCGCGCCCGAAATTGTAATCCAACATTACAGGCTCTTCAAACATTGTAGGCTTTCCGCCCGTGTCCACATCTTTAACCTTAACCACTTCGACAAGTGTTTGTTTCCACATCAAAGGGTCGGATATTAGTCTGTGAATCACCACAAAATCATCTGCTTTATTTGCAAACGCTTTTCCGCCCTCAGCATCAGATTTCAAAGGTAGCCTAACTTGTCCAGCCCATTGATGGTCTTTTGGATAAACAGCCCCTTGGCGACCGCTCGCTGAATGTGGGTGTAAGTTTGCGTAGATTGTTTTGTTCTCGTTCTTGGTAATCATTTTGAGGTCGTTTAAAACTTCGTAATTACTCCCATAACTCAAATCAGTTTTAAGTGAGTTCCATGGGTCGATTAACAAAACATCTGTTCGGCTTTCAAGAAACAAATCTGTAATGTGTTTGGGTTCGTAACGTTGTGAATTGTCGATAAATTTAAACCAATCCTCCAATCTAATCTCAGCCCTGCGCACTTCTTTGTGTGTAAGACTTTTAAAGTCGCAACCTGTGTACATCTGCACTAAGTCACGCATTACTCGACCGTGATAGTCTTCATCCATGAATAAACAGAACTGCAAACCGTGTTGACTGGCTAAAGCCAAGTAGTACCATTTCATAAAATACGATTTACCTACATTGTCATGTCCAAGAAACATATTTAACTGCTGACGTTTGAAACGTAGATTGTCGTCTAGCTCACAGTCTAATCCTAAGCCCATTTTTATTTTACCATCCAAATAGTCGGTCAAATATTGGGTGCTATGTCCGCTTTTTAGTATCATGACTTGTAATAATTAGTAACGTAATTTACTAACTTCGCGTCTTCGCCTTGGTACTCTGTCTTTGCTTCGGATGTAAAGCCGTATTTGTCTATTGTTGTGGGTCTGCTAAAGAACTCAGGTGTTGCATATTTGTAACTATTATCAATATGAAACTTGTCATATTTAACTCCTTTGATAGCATTCACCACATCACGCCATTCATATTGTTTTAAAAGTGCTTTATACTTCTTTTTATTTGCATCGTTTATTGAGCGGTATTTTTTACCAAATGCAGCATTAATAGATTCCAAGCATCTTTGTAGATTGTAGTCAAAATCCGATTTAGGATTTTCGACAATACTATCTTTAGTATTATTTATTATTTCTTTATTATTATTTATTGCCATAGGGACTTCCTTAAGGGGTATCCCCTCAGGGCATCCCTCAGGGGTATGCATAGGGGGTATCCCCTCGGGGGTATCTTCTTTTTTTGGTGTTTCTGTCGCGAAAATAAAACCTTCAACTTGTTTATCAAGTGAATGTTTTTGACTTAATAAGGCAAATTTTGCCATCCCTAAAAGCTCAGGAAGTACGCCAGTAAACTGATATTCGCAGATAGCCATTAAATATGCAGCCCTATCTTCTGCATTAGTAATTTCTTTTGCTATATCCCAATAGCTCCGATAAAATTTAAACTGCTTTCTATTTTCCATTAATGTGGTGTATTTAATGCAAGAAGCCCTACGAAATTAGCCCACCACAGGCAATCATAACGTAAGGCTTCATTGCGAAATATTTTATTCATGTGGTGTATTTGAATTGCAAATATACAAATAAATCCGTTACTCACTCGGATTTTCTAAACTTATTTCTATATCCTTAAATTTACGGTATATCTCGCCCGTAATCAATCCGTATTGGTTCGCCTCGTCTTTATCCACGTTATCCGTGAAAGTGCGGGAAATCGCTCCGAAATGCTTAATAGCGTTATTTGTGTATGCCTTTATTGAGCCGCGAAAAAAGTTTGTGTTCTCCACGTCTTCGAGTAGCATAAGCAACACCTCCGCGCATAAGGTCACGCGAAGGGCTGTGTTGATGTCGTTAGGGGTTGGTGTCATTGGTTTAGAATTTTGTCCAATACAAACAAATCTGCTTTGGTAAATGATTCACACATCACTTCTTCAACCCACAAATCTTGACTAACAAACTCGCCAGACTTGAGCCATGTTGTTTCAACTGTTATGCAGCCCTTTTGTCTTCTTTGAGTCATCCATTCATCATGCTCGAAAGACTCTACTATTTCGAAGCCTAATGCTTCTAATTCTGACATTGTTAAGTGTTCCATATTCTAATTTATTTTAATTTCTACAATTGCGCTTGTCGTGTAGCCCGTTCGCTCGAAACTCAGGATGTCTATCTTTTGTTTCCAGCGTGCGTTCATGCAATCGTGTACTTCGTACCAACCCAAACCGCTAACATAGATACTATCACCATAATCGTATTGACCGCCCCAACGTTTCAGCATATCGCGGCTAAGTGCGCACCATTTCAGTTGACCGGAACGAAGCGCCACCGTGTCGATTCGGCTCATGTCGGCTGTTATAAGCGGCTCGGCATCGCATTGGGCAACGCTTGGGTAGTAGTGGCTAACAGATACGAACGTGAATTGGAAGGTTATAATGAAGGGTAGCAGGGTCATGACTTGTTTATTTTAGAAGCGTAAACTAATATGATTTGCCCATCTTGTTCAAAGCCCCTGAGCGGTTTATCCATCATTCGGTTGAAATAATACGTTGTTAACTTGATGTGCGCTGTTTCTTCTTGAATGCCAAACGTTTCAGCCATTTCAGTTTTCAGGTCGTTTATTTCATCATTCTGTAAGCGTTCAAATGCTGAGTGCATAAAGTAAAACTGCTCGCCGTTTTTGTCTAATACACGTTTTTTTCGTTCTTGTTTCATGTTGGTTGTATTTGTTGCATCCAAAACTCATTTACTACTACTCTGGCTCGTGTGATTGTGATGTCGAACCTTTTAGCAAAGTTTTGTATTACTATTTCCCTATGCTCGTCGCTGCTTAGGAACTCGGCAAAGTTGCCTATCCATTGTTCTTGTTTAGTTGTCATTTTCTAAAGTTAAAGTTTTGTGAATGTTTGCCCAGTCGTTTAGGCTTTCTTTGCGCTCTGCAATCGTTTTAAGAGACTTTTTGCAGCTGTCTAATATCTTTGCTTGGTCTGCGTAGTCTAAGCCTTTTAGAATGTCTAAAATGCGGTGTTTGTGTGTTTTGTTCATTATTTCCCGTTTAAAATGTCATTAATATTTCCCAGCATGATATTCATGGCGAAAATAAATCCATCAGAAAACTGCGTTTGATATTTGTCCGCCTCAGCAATTTGACGTTTGATAGACTCTGCTTGCATTTCAAGTTTTGATTTAATTGAAATAGCCACTTGGTTCTGAACGCTCATATCGGTGTAGGGTGCAATCTCGACCAAATGTCTGTTTCTTATTTTCTTAACTGTGCCATCTTTGAAGTCGACTACTGACTCGTGAGCATTACAACTTACTACAAAGCCTCTTTTTTCGTGATATTTTGAATTTGGAAGATTTACTTTTACTGCTTTTCCTGTTTTCATTTTGTTTAGTTTTTATCGTTTATTTTCTTTTTTTGTTGTATAGGTGCTAAATAATAGCGTGTATTTGTTAGTTAGGTGCAATGCTATGCGACCTCCGATAAAAGCTGGTCAATAACTTCATCAACTTGTTTACCATTCCCTTTATTATCTTCCAACATAGACTTGAATAACTCTTTATAAACTTCATCAGTCAATATTGTTTCAGTTGTTACTTCGGGATAACCAAACTCTTTCAAGTTCTTTACACCAGCTTTTAATAAGTGTTCTCTAATTTGTTTGTTTGTCATTTTATTTAAGTTTGTGAGAAGCACTGCACCTAACAGCACATAGGCAATAGTTGCTAAAAACTTCTCGGTTAATAATTAAATTTATTGTAGGCAACCATCGCCTATCTGCAAAACGTTATAAATTCTTAGCCTTCGAACATTCCCCACGACCTTCACATCGTGAACACTCCACATCATCACCATCGTAGTCATCACCGCTCCCATCGTCAAAACGTGTTGTGTTAACCAATCGCGAGCCATCACCAGCGCAAAGGTTACACTCCTCGTCCGTTTCCTCGAGTTCCGTTTCAATCCATTCGATAACAGAATGCAATACCGTTTGCTTCGTGTCCAAAGCCCAGAACCTTTCAGCAATAGCATCTTGTTTCTCTTCGCCTTGTAGGTAGGTCAGTTCGTCTATCCATTCGCTGTCATGCGTTTTAAGCGTTCTCAGTTCACGTTCTCCCTCAAAGTTAAGGTTACATATTAGTGACCATGCGTTTGGCGCTATGTGGTCAACTGAATAATGCGTTTCAGTGGTTTGGTTGCCGTAGCGCGTTTCAAATGTTCGTTCAAAGTTGTTCATCTTGTTTAGTTTTAAAGTTATGCAGTTGGTCGGATGCTGCTCCCCGTTTGTTGGATTAGTTTTTAAGCTCTGTAATGTCGGCTTCAATAAACTTCTTGTCAATTTTTATTTTGAGTTTACCGCCCATGTTAAGCGTTTCCCACTTAATAAACTTACATAAATTGCCTCTCCAAAAAATAGGCTGCGATTGGTTTAATTTCAAATTTGTCATCTTGTTTTTTTTAATTGTTTAGTGAGGCAAAGATACATATTATTTTTAATTACCAAATAAAAATGTAAAAAAAAATAAATTATTTTCTGAGGCACAAAAAAAAGCCCACTGATGAGGCGGGCTTTCAAACTAAACAATTGATGAAAAGAGATGCAAATGTACGATTTATTTAAAACAAATGAGTAATTCTCGAAACTTGTCCAAAATTCTTGCTGTGAATGAACGCTTCAATTGCCTTGGGAGCGTGTTGATAGCCATTTCTGTGATGCCAACTATCCGCGCTTGATGGGCTGCGTAACGTTTCGACGCAAACACTCATATGGTCTTTTGCGGTCTTGTGATGCAAGTGATGCGTGTAGATATAGCGATGTTTGCAATTAGTCCATTCAGTTGATTCGTGAGCCATAAGCATCGCTAAATCTTCGTTTTTTGCTCCATCCCCATGTGTTGAGCCTATTAAGTTTTGACCGTAAACGAAATATTTACGATGCGAAATGCTTACGTCCGAAGTAACGTTTACCGAATGCCTGAAATGTGTTGCAATTAGTTGAGCCAAATAGAACCCACTTGTATAGTCGTGATTCGATGGATTGAATACTATGTGAACATCCGCTAATTGCATCAATATTTCAATTACATCAACATACAACCGTACTGCATCTTTAAAGTTATCATACCACATTCCGTCTGTATCTTGATTCGTGCCGCTTGTCGTTGTTCGTTTCGGTGTATCTGTGTGTAATATGTCGTTCCCAATTATCAATAAAACTTTGTCAATTTTATATCCTTTGGACTTATTAATCAGTCCGCTAACACCATCCAAAACACGCTTAACTGCTATTTGTGAATTGTACTCCTCCCCCGTTTCAAACGCACTACAAAGTTTGCCTATGTGAACATCAGCAGGAGAAACCACAAATAAGTGTCCATCGTTGCTTATTTCGTGTTTTATCTTGGGGTACTTTGGCGAATAGTTTTTAAACTCTTCCAGTAAATCAGTGAATGCTTTTTCGACTGCAATTGTTTCGGCTGCTTTGTAGTTGTGATTGGTAACGAATAGACTGGCTTCTTTTGACTTTACCCAACCGTGCTTTACTTCTTGTGGATTTTGATTGTTTTCAATGGCTACATTCCAAAGCGTTCTTGTTTTGTTTATCATTTCCAACTCGTCAGGATAAACGCGCACTCTAAGCGTATTTTTACCTAATTCTTTTATCCCTTTAATTATGTTCCTTGTAATCATTAGTCAAGTATTAGTTTGTAGTCATCTATAAAACCACGAATATCATTGCGTAATTTTTCGTACACTTGTTTGTTCGTTTCTGGCTCATCAGAATATCGTATTCTTTTGCGTAATTCTTGGTCGATGCTCCACACTACTGACTTCCATTTACCACCGTCTATTGCGTCTTGCAATTCCACAAGCTCGGTGTCTAAATCAAATGTCATTGTAACGGTTGCCATTACTTTATGAGTTCAATAATTTTATCTTTGATTCTTTTCTCAGCACGTGCATCAACATCGTTTTTTCTGTTTGGTGATACGTGGCGATGCGTGGTTATTGAATCCAATCCAAAACCATATGCTTTCATTTTACGGATGCACCATTCAGCAACCGATTCTGTTTCTTCTGGAGTCAATTCGCGCTCGTTGGTGTTTTCTGAAACTGCGATGCCCAAAAGAAAGTTGTTGCAATTCGCTTTGCCTTTGAATGAAGATACGCCCGCGTGCCATGCCCTAACATTGTCAGCAACTAATACGGTGCGTTCTCCCGTGGTATTAACGATGCAATGATAGCTAACTTTAGATTGTGCGTTCAAACACCATGCAACGCTCCCTGAATACCCTCCAGCGGTGTGATGTAACACAATGCCTTCAGGCTTCATTGTTCGGCTACTATTCGGACTGTTTCTGAAAACCTCTTTGTATTTCATTGGTTAATGTTTTTTTTGAAGTTTAATAACGATTTCAAAAACTTATGTGCCTGCTCGAATAGGCTTGTTTTGCCTAACTTAATCACTTTTTCGTCAATGCTTTTGAACTCGATAAAAGTCAAAAATATAGCAGTTGACTTGGCTGTAATTTCAGGAATACCAAAAAATAAACCATCTTTAAGAATTAGCACATCAACCGCGTGAAACACCATAAGGACCAAAAAGTACATTATCAACTTAGGTACGGTATTGAATAGCTTTCCCGACTGAATACTTGCCCATCCTTGCATCTTCACACTGGTATAAACAGCGAACACCATATCAATAAACACTATGCTGCCAACCAAAACGAACAAGCCTTGTATAGGCTGAAAAAAAACCAAAATAAACGTTACCAAATACGCCCAATGATTGGCTAAGGTCATTAATGTTTTCATGCTTTAAACGTGTATAATTGGTTTACTGCCCACTCCATAACGTCTGCATCTTCGTATGTTTCCCCGTATTCGAATGTACCTAAGTCAATACCTCCAAATCGTGAACCGTCGGGTGTTTGTAAGGTTGCTATCACTGGCATTTTAGTTGCCCCAAATTCATCTATAAATTGCAGCCTTACGATTGTAGGGTCAACTATCTCGATGTTATAATTTTCAAATTTGTATTTCATGTTCTAAGATATTACTGTTCCTGCAACTGTGCCTATTCTAACTGCTAATGTGCGGGCTGTTGAAGTAAGTGTTGCCATACGTCCCGTCGCTTCCCTAACTACCCTACTTGTAGCTGAATAAGCTGTGTTTGTTTGAATCGCTAAAGCCCCAATATTGAAAGGCGCGACGTTCAAATTATTTATACTCACTTCGTTGTCAACTATGTTTTCAAGTTGGTTCTTATTAATCATATTCCATCCCGAATACCCGCCAACTGTAAGCGTATTGATGTATGTTATTCCATCTGCCAAACTTCTATTGGTTGCCAAAACTTGACCCGCTGCACTACCGAAATGAATCATTAACACCGTGTTGGTACTTTCATTCCATGTCAACCAATCACACGCTATTGCATCCGTGTACGTTTGACTTCCATCGGGCGCTGTGAATCTATTGGTATTTCCAAACGGATTGTTATAAGGTAGCACCGCATAAGACACCCCGTACCCTTGTTCTAAGTCCCCATCCGTTCCGCTGCCTTGTGGAGTTGTTTGGAATGTCTTCAAAGGCATTTGTCCTTTTGGAGTAGATACTACACTCGGCACGTTTACAGTCTCTGTCCCGTTTGACCGCACCACCTGAGTAGCAAAAAACACCCCATCGCGCCTTACCGTTACCGTGCCATCGGGTGCGGTTAAGTTGTTGGCTGTTTCTGCTCCATAAGAGTTTACCGCTCCGATGTTATTTGCTGCTGAATCACGAAGTTGAACCGTTGTGTTGGCTACCCTCCAATATTGCCCTTGAAGCGAACCGACTTGAGTTGAGCCACTTGCGCGACGCACCTCTATTGAATCACTGCCACCGCTTAGAATAGTTGCCACTTGCACACCGTTAATATCGAATGTTGCATCAGGCGCTATTATATCTTCGCTCGTTCCGCTTGGAATACTTGTAATGCTTAGTATGTTGCCATCCGTATCTTTCAAAAACGCTTTAGCGTCTGGGCATGGTTCGCACTCAGGCACAACCCAAACACCATCCACAAACGAGCCTACCTCAACACCGCCTTGTTCCACTGTTATATCAAACTGCTCCCCGTTTGTTGTAGTGCCTATCTCAACACCGTTTATGAACACATCAGAGGGGTCGACTGCGGGGCAATTAGGCACGATAACCATTTCAAAACCACCGCTCGGAATAGTACCGCTTTCGATGGGGTCGCCATTTGCATATTCGACTACATAATTAGCATCTTCGCATGGCGGCAAATTAATCGCAACCGTTGCACCCGTTACGCTTGGTACATTCTCATTCGCTAAGGGGTTGCCGTCTTGGTCTGTTACTAATACGGGCGTGTCTGCAAGTTCTACAATTGTACCACTTGGTGCGTTAAACGAAAAGGATTGATTGGAGTTGACAATCAACACGGGCTCGCATTCATTGCCTACAAATGTCCCGTCAAAGTCGTAGTTATCCAATGGCAAATCACACAATGAACGTGACTGTTTAATATCCACATTCATAGTCAAAATAACGCCCGCAACTTCATCTGATGTGTTTTCATAGAACTTTGTGAATGTACTTGAATTAACGCGAAGTAAAGCGTTCCATCTTGGCGACTGTCTAATAACATTATACAAGTGACGTGCAACAGTCAAGGTATCGCTTTCGGTATCATTTAAGTTTTCAAACCCTTTGAACGTCTTATCACACACAATCACAACTAACTGCATTTGCGTTAAGTTGGTGTTAATAGCACCATCTGAAAGATACGAACAAACCAACGGATAAAACTGCTCCTTTTCGTTGTATGCCCTATGAAAGTCGCCCCAAAAGAAACTATTTACCATTTCGTGCGCTTGCACGAGGGTTGTCATTTCCTGACGGATTTGATTTACTGTTACGTTCATTCTCTATGAATTTTTGTATTTTTTTTCTTGTGCGGTCTGTTATTGGTGACTTCATATAAATCCAATGTTTTGGGTATAGTCTGTTGGCTTGCAATCAACAACGTATTCAGGAAAAAAATCTTTGTTTTCTATTAAGTAGTCAATCAATAACTTTCTTGACGCTTCAATATCTGAGCGAATAGAATTATCTAAACGTAAATTCTCAGACTCATTTACGGGATTAGCATATTGGTCTGTCCCTTTGTTTAGCGCTTTGTTTCGGATTTGATAGGTGACGTTGTTTAGTATCTTTCTATCACATTCACAAGCCAAATAAGGCTGAATGTAGCGCTCCAACAAAATCACTTCATCGCTATTCAAGTCGTCGTCTTCAACACCCTGCAATAATCGCTCATAAAGCGGTTTAGTCAATACAGGTTGCAATACGTGACGCTGCACCCTTTGAATGGTTACACGCACAATGCTATCTTCAACATTGGTATTTGTTAAACTCATTGCCTTATAATCGTCGGCATCTAAAAGGTAGTTATCCATTTCTGTCAATTATTACGTTCTGTTTCCAATAGTGTCTGCAAGACGGCGTGTTTCTGTCGGTGTCAGGGTTATGATACCAACCGCCGCGATAACTCCACACGTCGCGTCCTATCGCTGCGCTAATCGTGTTTATTTCATCACGTGTGTAAATTCTATTACGTTCCATTAACGTTTCGCAAAATTCGCGTGATTGTTTTGCTGGTGGCACATCGGGTCGTACTTCATAAGAATAAACAACTTTGATTTGCTCCGTTCGCGGCACGTTTGCCTCTGCTTTTTGTGTTAACTTCCAATCACGAATGTAGCCTCTTACAGTCAACTTCATAATCTCATAAGCTAAACGTGCTTTGCTTATTTCCATAGCGTCTATAATCGCTTGGAAACTTTGCCCCGTGTTAATCAAATTCAAAATCTTAATTTGTTGCCCCGTCAAGTCTGAAAATTGACCTGAATAGAACGCATATAAACACTCGTCATCTGATTGACCTTTGAATGCTTGACCGCTTACGAATTGAACACCGTCTTTTGAACGCCCTACATTTGCAAACAATTCTAAAACTTCTCTTTCTTGAATTTCGGCACTCATTTCACCGCGTATTTTCTTGAGCTTGTTTTGCGCCCATTCAATACCTGCTTGACCGCCCCACGCATCAACCATTAAACCACCGCATCCCTCAGAATATGGCACGTCTTTATTGCCTAAGTGACGCGCAAATGAAGCCATGCGCGCGATTGTTTCCTCTGATATTCGCTCGCGCTTTGCTAATTGATTAGCTCGCGCCCATCCAACTGGCGTTCCACAACTTTGTTCAGGGTGGCTGTCTCGCCACTCTAAAGCCCTTTTTGCTGCGTTTGTAGCGCTTTGTGGATAGTCGTTGTAGCTATCAAACTCTTCGCGCATTGTAACAGGCGCTCCCTCTTTTGGTTTAATCCACTCAGGAATGTAATCTTTGAATGCAATAGTCGGACGTATTCCGTTTAACTTGCCTAAACCGTACAATATTGAATCTAAGACGTTTTTTCTACGTCTTTTGACGTATGTATCCATAAATCGTAAATAAGGAGTTACACCGTCTGCATTGTTACCCAATTTACCAGCAATCTCAAGCCCAAACAAAGCAGGATTTTGAACACCGTGACCTATCATAATCGTTTGCATTACGTGTTCTTGTGTAGTTAGGTACTTCGTGTCATTGCCGTTGCCGCCCATGTTCACGATATCGGCAGCACGTTCTTTGCCGTCGTTGTAAAGTATCGTAATACCGCCTTTTTTCTTACGGTCTGTTGCTTTATCCTTAATGTTTTTCTCTAAGTCGTTTTTTGCTTCGGGCTCAGGCACACCATTATTCATATTGATAATAGTATTTGAACTCCACCCGTTTACAGATTCAGCATAATGAAACCAATCCATTTCAATCCCTGCCATGATAGATACAATAGCGCCTGAATAGCTTGGTATAGGAAAAATGTTTGATGTCAGTTTCTTTGTGCCGTCAATCTTTATTTGCTTTGAGTTGGGTTTGATGTACATAACCAATTCTTTGGACACTATTTGACCAGCGTCATCCTTCATTGGATTCCAAAAAGAATTATATTCTTTGTAGCCTGTTTTTTCGGCATTTTGTGTGGCTTGCAACCAATCCTCAGAGTAGGCAAAACGCGTTAATTCTTCGTTTGGTCTTACAAGCTCAAAAGGCAAATTTTCAACATACCATATTTGGTCTGTCACACTCCATTTAAATAACAAATAATACCCCTCCTGAATTTCCAAATCATAAAACACCTGCTCAATGACTTCATCAAGTGAATGTTTAGAAACGCTGTTATTTAAAGTCGCCTCGTCACCTTCCAATCCATCACCTAAAGCAAACATAACTTTTTGGTTAATGATGCCTTGATGAATCGGATTGTCGTAGTATAACGAGTTTAAAAACTGTGGATAAAGATTGTCTTTACCATATTGCACGAAGCCCTTAACCTCTTTTTCAATCGGTTGTGGTACTTCGGCATCGAAAGAAATATATCCTGAATTATTGTCTTTCATATCCTTTTACTTCTGTTTGTGATTTCCTGTAAGCCGTAGCCATTACAAGTTCATTTATAACCTTTGCTTTGCCAATCTCAACTTCTAATCCTTCGCTTTCATCTTCACTCCCACCGTTTGGCATTTGGTATGCTTTGTACATATAATCGCCTGTCATCATGTTTAAATCCGTTTCATCAAATTCAAACTCATTGTAATTCTGAGGTGATGGGCTTACGTCCGTCAAATAGGTTTTGTAAACCTGAGCGCCTTGGTCTTTCTTAAATACGAATAACCAATTATTTGGGTTTTCGGGGTTTGCTAACTCGCTTAGTGTTACTACTAATCGGCTTGTCTGTCCCTTTATTATCTTGAGCGTCATTTTCTATCGGCTTTAATGCTCCAAATTTAATCAAAAGTTCTTGATTTTCGTCAGTAACTTCGACCCATCTTTGCAACTGTTTTACAAATACTTTCATAAAATCCTTTGTTTAATAAAAAAACGGGATAGGGCAACCACCCCACCCCGTCTTAATATTGGTTTATAATCCGTTAAGATACTGGCTCAAGCAATGCAAGAACTAACGCCTCGGAAATCTTTGGCGCTTTTGCCTTTTCTTTGCCCGTAATGGTCAAAGTATTTCCGTTCATGTCCTCGTATGCCGTGCCTGGCGTTCTTTCGTCTGTAATCAAGCCGCCGTTTTCCAAGAACAAAACTTCATAAGTTCCATCTTCAAGTTCGGCAATAACAGTCACACGACCTTTTGCAGCCGCGTCGATGTTAGCAATCATTTCCGCTGTGTTACCATGCAAGACGATTGTTGCTGACTGCTCGCGTCCGTATGCTTTGTTTGTTCTTTCGCCGATTCTTGTATCGGTAAAAGTCGATGTTTCCATCTCAACATTCAAAGGGTAGGCATATTTACCTGAAACCAATGAAAGTGAAACGACAGCACCATTTGCAACAACGGGCGCTGCACTGTAATTTGACGCTCCTAAAGCGTCGATAGTGGAGAACCAATACCAGCGTTTTACACCGCCAGTATTGTCACACACTCTATCATATCCTGCTGCTACTTCACACATAATCTGCTCCTTTCTTTAATTAAGATGCAACAACAGTGCGAACGAAGTATTGTGGATATACAAACTGAACACCCATTCTGAATGAAACTTCCGCTTTCAACTTGTTGTTGTAGTCGTCGTATTTCACCTCGATACCGTCCATGTCGCTTTCAACATCAGAACCCAAGAACATATAAGGATAACACACCAAATACATATTTGAGTTTCCTTGCAATGTGTTAACAGAAGTAACACGAGTAGCCGTTGTTGGTAACACAAATGATAATTGACCATTTGCTCTTTCAACATCCACAGTCAAGGCGTTGTAGTCTTTGTCATTGTAGATGTAAGTCAAGATAGCTTGAGCCGTTGCACGTGAACAAATAATTTCGTGCTCAACTTCGTTGTCCAAAACGTCTTCGTTAATCGCGTTTACAACGTTCATTGCAGTTTCAAAAGCGTTCGCTCCGATGTTTGCTGTTACCACGTCTGTGTCTGCCTCAAGCAAAGTGATGAATCCATCAAACAAAGCTAACTCAGTGTCAAGTGAAGTTTCATCACCAATCAATCCAACGCGTTGTGCTTTCTTAGCCAACTGCTTGTTAAGGTATGCAAGCAAAACCGCTTCCAATGGCATAACACCGTCTTGATTGTTTGAACCAACCGCGTTAAGCATTTCTGTGTAGTGACCATTCAAGTCTTCGTTACACAATTCAACACCAAAGTACAAACGTACTGTTTCGATTACTCTGTCGTCAAAAGTGATTGAGCCATCAGGATTGGTTGTACAACCTTCCATTGCTTGTAACTTCACGTCACCTGAAAGCAACTTAATTGCTTGTCTGCGCTTCACACCCTCAAGGCTGCGAACTTTGGATAAGAATACACTTGAACCAATCAAGTCTTGAATAAACTCAGTTGATTGTTCGTTTGTGTACGGCGCTAAATTTTCAACATCCCAGTCGAATTTTTCTCTGATTTTTTGTGCTAATTTTCCCATTTTTACTTTTTGATAAGGTCTTTGTAAGACACGGTTTTTGATTCTGTTACTTTTCTTTTTTGTGCTTGGAATTTGTCACCGCTTTCCAATGCTTTGATTTGAGCCTTAAGCCCGTCGATTTGCTTTTGCATTGCTGCGAAAGTCACTCCGATTTCATCTTTGAACTGTACGGCAAATTCTTTCAATTCACCTGCGTTTACCGTTTCGCCTTCCATTTCTGTTTCGGCTTCAACTGCTTCAACTGCTGTGATAACGCCCGTATCATCTAAAGTGATAACAACTGATTCTGTTTCACTCAACATGATTTGGTGGTCACCTGCTGGTGCTGGCAACATTTCGCCGTCAACAATGATTTGAACCAACGTACCTTCGGCAAGTTCGCCTTCATAGAACACGGTCACACCGTCAACTGTCGTAGCTTCCGCAAAGGATTGCTCTGTGTTGGCATCTTCTTCACCACCACCAAAGATGTATGAGAATAAGCCTTTTTTTGATTTACTCATTTTTATTTGTTTTTGAATTTTTACTTCTTTTACACCAAACATTCCCTCAACACTAAAGCCGTAAAACTTACCGCTTTTCACCATGTCCCACACCTCTTTGTTTTCAACTTTGTAAGATGCAATCCACGTTCCATCCGCTAACTTTTGATTAGCAAATACCTCAGGTGCTTTAGGTTGTTTTGGGTCGCTACCAACGATATAAGACTCGACCATAAACACGCCCTCAACTTTTTTAGATGGGTCGTGCATCAAGTTCACGTTGTTGTGATAACCGTTTTTATGGAAATTTCTTTGGATTTTTTCGATTGTTTCAGGAGCAAACTTCACATAATGCTCAGGAATACCAATCTCAGGACGTGCACCACGATAAATCAAAGTGTTTGCTGAAATCATTACACCCGTTACAATTCTCTTTTCCTCATTAAAAGAGTAGCGAATTGCTTGGTCTTTACCGAAAGCGATAAACCCTTTCATGTGCGCAGGAGAATCTACAAAAGCGTTAAAATCAACACCGCTTTCGCTATCCACTTCTATGTCGTATATTGGTAACATTCTACCTATTAGACGACATCGTGTGTATTTTGTAACTTTATCCGAATGAAGATACTACTTGAATTTGCTGGCTGTTATCCATAACGGCTTTAATCTCAGAATCAACAACCACAACCTTATTGCCACCTACTAAGCCTGCTGTTTGCGTTGTTTGCGCATTCGGCTCTTGTGGTATCTCAGGCGCTCCGACTTGTGGTATAGTTGGTGGTTCTGGTGGGGTGATTGCGCCACCGCCGCCTTCAAACTTAGATGCTGCAATTTTAGCCACATTTACTGCCGCTGTTGATGCTGCAAAAGCTAAAGATGCAATACCCGCTGGATTCGGTACGGCACCGATAGCAACTGGTGACTGAGCCAAAGATGCTGTGATAGCTTTGTACCCATCATTAATTGCCATTCCTAACTGCATTGCCTTAGTGATTTTGAATTGGGCACGTGCTCTTTTTTCTTTGCTTTTTTCGTCTTGTTTGCCAAGTGCATCTCCTATAATAAAGGCTGTTTCTGTTAAGTTATTTATTGAATCGTAAAGCTGTTTTTGTATGCGCTCTTTTTCATCAACGACTTGTTTCTCAAGTTCAACCTCTTTTGCCAATCTTTCTTTGTCAGCATCAAGAATTTTTTGATTGTAGTTCGCCTTGATTAATAGTTTTTCGTTTTCTGTTAAGTCGGCATTGGATAGCGCTTCGTCGCGTTCCATTTCCCACATTAAACGCTTCACTTCCATCTCCGCTTCAAAGTCATCTTGCAATCCAACTAAACGAACTTGCAAGGCTGCCATTTCATCACGCCTTTGTAATTCAAATTGCTTTCTGTTTTCCTCTGTTTGTGTGGTCAATAAAGCAGCGGCACGTTCTTTTCTCAAAGCGTTCATTTCGTCGAACTGCCTACCTTCCATTGCCTTGATTAACTCAGCATCTTCGCCGTATTTCTTGACAAGTTCCTCGCGTTCGCGCTTGTGTTGCTCTTTTAGTTTCTCTAATTTCTGAATATTCTCATCATCAATTGATGCAATAAAGTAGTCCCTTAGCAAACGTTCACGCTCTAATGCTTTTGCCGTTTCTTCCTCTTGTGTTTTATCAATATTCTTTTTGTTTTCGGCTGCTTTTTTACGGGCATCTGTTGACCTTTGAATACCTGCTAACTCATCTTGTTGTTCGCTTTCAGTTATTGCACTACGCACCGCTGCCATGTCTTTAATGATTTTCATCATCGCAGTAGCGTTGTTGGCATTTAGCTTTAAGGATTCCTCAAGCAGTAAAATTTGAGCTTCTAATGTTCTACGCATTTCGGCACGTTTCTCTTTTTCAAGTTCAAACGTGTCTTTGCCCGCTGCTTTTGCTTTGGCTATTTCAAAGTCATAATGCTTTTCAAGTGAAGATTGAAGACGCTTGTTTTCAGCTAAGGCATCATCAACCATTTTGCGACGCGCTGCTGTTTCCTCAATAAGTGCTTTTTGTTTTGCTGCTGCTAAGACTTGGGCACGTGTAGCTTCCTCTGTTTGGATTATACCAAAGTATTTTAGCGCTTCAATTGCTCCCCAAATAATACCAACAAAAGGTAGCATGATTGATAACGCAATCTTTATTCCTGTGCCTAATTTATTGAACCAATGCACACCCTTCATTACATACTCAACTAACTTGTCAAAGTTGGCAATAAGCAATCCAACTGCTACAATGATAGCACCTATGCCAGTTGCAATCAAAGCTAATCTAAACAACTTTAAAGCGCCTGTTGATGTGCCCACCGCTGCTGAATAAGCCCCCGTTAAAACAGTCATTACTTTAGTTTGTAATGCTTTGGCTTTAAGCATTAAAAATGATTCCTTTTCTAAGTTAGTGTGTATTTGTTGAAGCCCTGTTAATACTGCCGTTGCCGATTGTAGCTTAACCATTGTCTCCATCAACTTTTCGCTTTCAATACCAAACATTGCCATTGAACCTTGTGCTACACTATACCCTGCTACAACAGTACTGCCTAATTGTAAGGCTGCTTGCATACCCGCTGCGCCGTCTTTTAATCTTGATACTTCTTCACCTAAGCCGCGAAGGTCGTCTTTCAATTGTGATGCGTTGGCAATCGCTTCTTTTCCAACAGGTGTTTCCGTACCCGCTTGAATAGCGATTGTCATGTATTCTTTAATCGAACGTGATAATTCACGAGCGCTTAAACCACCTGCTTTTATCTTTGCGTTTAGCGATTGAAGTTGAGCCGCCGAATCCGTGCCGACGGTCTTTGCGCTTTCATCAATTTTGCCTAACTCGGTGTTAATTGCGGCAAGGTCTTTGGATGTCGTTCCCGTATCTACTCGGGTCTTAAAAACTATTTCGTTTGTCATGAGTGTACTACTAAGGTTGTTGTTATCTCGTAAATATCATTTCCAATCCTTGTGTATAACTTACCATGAGTAGTGTCTAAATAAAGTTCACCTTCAAATATATCGGTACTTACCCATGTGCCATCATTATTGTCATTGCTTGCAGGTACGGTTGGTAAAGCCCGCCCACGTTTAATTATCATTCTTGCGTTCGTTATCATTATCCTCTTATTATTAATGGTGAAAAAATACCGTTTTGCGGCGTTCTAATTACATCCCCCGTTGGGTCTGTTGGTTGTGGTGCTATAATGTCAGCAGGCAATCCAACTAACGGCAAAGTAAGTTGTACACGTCCTGAATTTCGCGCTCTTAATACTTTAATCAATTCGACTTTTGTGGTTGCTGCTATATCGCTATCAAAGTCCACTACTTTGTTAAGCCTAAACAATGCCCCGTCAATCATTTTCAATCGCTTAAATGAAAGGTTTTTGATGTCCTCGGGCGTTAAATAAACAAACAACTCAACTAACTTTGACTCAGGACTAACTATTTCGTTAATCATGTCAAAGTAGTACTCACTAAATGCGTTTACCGTTGTGGCTATCGTTGCAACATAAAACACTTCATCAACAAGCATGAAGTTTAAATCAAAAGTTGGAGCGCTTATGCTGTTAAAGTGATGCACAAGTGGGTATGTAGTCGGATTTGTTGGTGATGTTTGTGCAGCATTCTGAAAAGTCCAGCCGCTTGCAATCGCTTGTTGTGGGAGTCTATTCATTACACGTGCCACCGCTTTACACGCCTTTTGGCTTGTTGTATCGGATATGTAAAAACGTGGCGCAATTAGCGGGTCTGTTATTCCTAAGTCGTAAGGTATAATAGTTCCCCACCCTAACTTGATTTCTTTGTCGTCTTTAGCGAAGTAACTTCCTTGATTGTGTATGTAGTCGCCGTATCGCTTTGCCCATCTATCAAAGTAAGTGACCGCATCCGTTTCGTTTATTTCGGCGAATGTGAATTTCACTCTTTTACCGTATTCATTTGCTGCTGGCTTAACTATTATATCCTTACCTAAATCAACCAATTCGCTCCAATCGTCAAACTGATTGGTCGGACTGTAAAAGTTCGGGAAAGGTAATATTTCTACGGTGTCATCATCAATGTCGGTCATGTATAAATTAAACTGCCTAAATGTATTCATAACCAAGTCGGCGCAAGTCATGTCAGGAATGAAGCGACTTATTAAAACATCGTCGCCGTCTGAGATAGCAACCGATGTAAATAATATCTCAAGCCCGCCCGTTGTTGTTAAGTCGTTTAATACAATTGGTGAAGATAGCACCTGAGTAGCGTTGTATCTGAATCGCATTGCAAAAGTGATTTGTTCACCCGTTGTAACATCCAAAGGCAAATTGACGTTAAAAGCCGCTGCTACATTTGTCACAATTCCTGAGCCATATGTTAACGTGCCTTCTTGTTGGTTAACTTGTTGACCGTTTTTAAAAATAACAAACTCAATAAACGGAGAAACAACTTCCCATCCACCAAGCGGCAAAGTAATATCAAAGTTTAAATCAAATCGGACTTCATAATTACCCGTAAACGCAGCTGTAAACGCGTTGCCGTCAAATTGTAGTAACGGGTTAAAGTCTGTAAACGCCGCTAAGGTAGTAAGGTTGAAGGGTATAACATGAACTATTTCTTGACCTAAGCCAACAACTTGTATTCCAATGGTGGGTTCAATTTGTGGGTTAACTAAATCAATATCCGATATTTCTACACGTCTTTGTGCCGCCACACTCGCAGGCACACTAACAATTTCCCCACCACCATAACCAAACAACACTTGACTAAACCGAGCACTATCAACAAATGAACCCGTAATGTCGATACCTGCGAACTCAAAGCACTTGATAAACGCCTCACGAAGATAAATGTAAGGCACAAAGTCGGTTGTTCTCCATGTCAAAGTACTTGGTCTGTTACCTTTGTCAATCATTGGATAGTAATACCCTGAGCCGTTTGATGTTGCCCATGTATTCTCTATGTTCGTTTTGTTCAAAGTGTGCGTATAAGCACTCCAATCCAACTCGCTTACTTTGATGTTTGATAAACTCAAGAACACATCAACCGCTTCTGAATAGATAAGCACTTGAAAAGTTGCGCTTCCGTTATTAATCGTTACGGACTTCAACTGAATCAATCCACGCATCACAACAAAGTCGTCTTTATACAACTGAGCTTCAACTTGAATAGTAGGGTCAAAGAATGCACCCGTACCGCTTAAAGTCAAATTGAAGCTACCCTTGAAAAACTCGATGTTATTCATTGTGGCTGGCAAAACAATCTCCTTGCTAAAGTTTCGCTTTCGTTTATTCGGTTCTCTAATATCACTAATCGAATAATTCAAAGGCGTTGCCACCCCATCCGTTAAGTCAAGTTCAAACCCCTGTGATGTGAGCCGCGTTATCATGCTGTTATTCCGTAATTAGAATTGCTATAATCGTAAGTCATCTCCAAACTAATCAGCTCCTCAAATCTCGATTGTTCAAGTTCAAATCTTCGCGCCGTTGGATTAATTGGCTTTGGGCTGTCGGTTGTTGAATACAAAATATGAATAGGGCTTTTGAAAGTTTCTGTTAAAAAGTTTTGATTGTTTTGCCCTATGTAATCTGTTGCAATAAGTCCTTTGTCTGTTTGTCGTGTAAATACTGTTTTAACTCCAGCGTTTTGTAAGTTGAAAACAAAATCATTGCCGCTCCATGCTCCAAACGGTTTAATGTAGTCGAACCCTTGAACATCACCTGAAAGCCTTTTGTTGTGTTCAAAAATGAACGTGTCAAACGAGCCCATGTCGTTAAGCCATAACAAAGAATGTGCATCACCGCAACCATCCCAATACTCAAAGTATAGTGTTTCGGATTGGTCTGTAAATATGTTGACGTACTTAATTGTTAAAGGGTCTGATATACTCAAAGCAGCGGCAACCAATGAAGCCTTGATATTAAATTGCCTCATACCTGTCGTTGCTGCGCTTGTAAACGTACCCAACACGCCCATGTCTGAATCGTAAGCAGTCACAACCGCGTCTAATGAAGTAAGCCCTTGAGTAATTTGCACAAAACCCGTATCTTGACCTCTTAATATTTTTTGCCTTTCGCGCGGCATTCGTGTTAAAAACAAACGCTCGCCGCCTGTTGAATAAGCACTAAATCCTTGAGTAAAGTTAAAGTCACTTACTGAGCCTTTCCATGTGTAGGTCGTTGCACTTGTAGCGCTTGCTTGCTCTGTTGGTGTTGTGCCGTAAACCTCAGTAACGGTAACATACAACGACCTTAGTTTGTTGTTTGACCAAATCAATGTTTGGCTAATCTCAGGAAACGGAACTAATGATTTAACTACCTTTGAAGCGTTAAACATAGCGCGAATACCAACTTGAACAAACACATCATCTGTACTTACTAAATTACCGTTAAGGTATGTTCGCACCCTGTAAAGAAAGTTTGCTTGTGCTGTTTGATTACTACTAAACACATAAACGAGTGGATTATCACTTGTTGAATATGTTGGTGGAGTCTGATGTATAGTTACTGCCATGGTGATACTATGTTTATTTGAATTGCACGTCCTAACAGACGCTCAATCGGTTCACGAAACAAAGATACAATATTTTCGTTAAGTACATCCGAAACAAAAGGACGCTTTTCTTTACCCTGCTCTACTATGTGACGTCGAATAAGGTAGTTAAGTTGCTCAAGTGTTTGCGCCCCGTTTGGTCTGTCATCTAATTGCACACCTCTTTGAAACATCCAATTGGTAATAGATTGCTTAAATGATTGTGTTGATTTTGGAGCACGCCCCCAATTGGGAGCACCGCGATTTACCAACGTGCCGTTAACGCCTTGGTCAATGTATTTCCAATATGCTTTGTCTTCAGGAAGTGTTAATTGAACGGTCACGCCGCCGTTCTCCATAAACGCTTCACTAACTTGAAAAGATTGCATCAAAGTTCCTGATGCGTTTATATCGTACTTGAATGCGTTTTGTATTATCTCATCCAATACGTTTTGACAAAGCAAAGATAATAACACTCCCAGTGGGCTATCCGCTGGTGCATCAATCATTTGTTTTGCCTTACCTAAATCTAAACTCGCGAGTATTGCAGCCTCATTTTGCACGTGCCGTCTTTTTTATATTAGACGTTTGCGCCTTGTTTTTGTGACTAATGAACTTCACTTTGTTGTAGAAGCTAAACACGTTTAGTTTGAATACATCTCTCCAAGTTGTGTTCGTTTCTTTAGCCACGAGGTCAACCGATAATAGCCAATCATTGAGGCTGCTTTTCTTAGCTTTGCCATTATCTTTTGAGTCGCCATGTAAGCGTCGCCCCACTTCTTGAATCTTCTCAAAAAAAAAGCGTGTAATCTTAGGTAAAGCAATAAATCAAAGTGTTCATTAAAATCATCCCAACGCGATTGTATTGGATGTATTACATTCTCAGCATCATCCATTTCACCATACACGCTGCCTTTAGGTACATAGCACATACAAGCCAATCTAACGGGGTCTTTCTCAAAGTCGCTCATATCACTATCAATGATAAAAGATACATTCGGACGGTCAAGGTTTATAAGTTCATATTGTTTGCCGTTCACTTCAATTTCTTGCGGTAACGGCTGCTTGTGTGTTTTTGCCAAAGCGTCGTTAAGTTTGGCAAATATACCGATAGCAGTATTGTAAGCAGAAACAATATCACGAGCATCACAACGGGTGTATAGGTATTGCATGGAGCGACCTGAAAGAATAGAAACCACCTTGCAGTAATGTTTGAAGGGTTGCTTTTCATCAAACTTATGTAATTCGTGTAATGCCTTCACGTGCTTAATTCGTAACCCGTTAAGCGTTGGGATTGTTATAATTGTTTCCATATATCGTTTGCTATTTCAATTTGTCTTTGCTCCCTATTTGATTCTGTGCCGTGTATCGTTTGCGAAGGCGGCACGTTCAAATATTTCAGATAGCCTTTATCATGTTGCAAAACTACTATTTTTTTTCTTTGCTTTGCCGCTTCCAAACTAAACACTAAATCACTCATCTTTTGGTCTTTGCATTTCCAAATATCAGTAGGGTTTATGTAGTCAGTTCTAAAGCCCGTCACGCCCGTACCAGCAACATGGATTTGACCTTCGTAATGGTTCGCTTCTAAACATCTAAACACTTCATGCCCTCTGTAATAACTCCGATTCAATCCTAACAACTTACGCCCGTGATGCGTAACGATACAACCGTGCTGCTCAATCTTTGACACCATGTCGGATATGTATGTAGGTGGGTAGATTATGTCGTCATCACAACTGAAATAATAAATGGGCTCTTTATACAACTTCAAGAAATAAAACTTTCCGTTATCCGTTAAATCTACTGGCTCTACATTATTATCCCATACGTGTATGTGGTCAGCTTGTCCTTGCAAAGATTCAAGCGCTTTAGCCAAATACGGCTCACGTCCTTTGAACGTTGCTATTCCGATTACTGTTTTCATCAATACTTTGTTTTAACTTTCAATACATCAAATCCTATGTCACTAAATGTTTCACGCTGCCATGCTAAACACTCATTTGTTATGTACACATCGACTGCTTGTTGCACTTCCATAAACATCATGTCAATCTTATACACTCGTCTTTTTAGAATAGACAATATAAAGTCAATTTGTGAATCGTTAACTACATAAGCATGGGTTGCCATAACTTTTTTAGCCAAACTAAAATGTTTATTTAGTGGTTCAATCGCTTTGTTGAACACTCCAATATTCCCACCTAAGTACAACACGCTAAAATCATTTGGCATCATGTCAATATAGCCTTGCGCCTTATCTTTGAATCCATTAATCAATTCACAATCGTCTTCTAAAATCAAGTGATGCTTTGCCGTGCCTTTTATCTTTTCCAATAACGTAATGTGCGAATTATGGCATCCAGCGTGCCCCCTCATTCGTTTACTATCAAACATTTCTAAGTACTCGACTTGCCCGTTTGTGGCTTCGTGTACTATCATTTGCAATCCTTCGCGTTGCAATAGTTCTTGACTGTATTGAAGCCTATCTTCACGGTGCTTTAAATTTATAACGTGTGCTATCATTTGCTAATCAATGGTGTTCGTTTACGCTCTTCCTTGTGCATAACTGATTCATGGTCGCCATGATAGACAAGTGACTTTTGAGCCGTGTACATCAATACATTTTTTGTTCTAAACTTAGTTGTCAATTGATAACCAACTCCGCTACTTTTATCAGGTCGGTCAAACCAATGCGCTGGAATAGGCTCAACACCAATCAAAGATAGTGTTTTTCTGTTAGTCAATCCAGCGCAATCAAAATAATCTGAATGTATTAATTCATCAATCTTTAAGTTAGGGTTTGACCTACTCCCCCAACAAGAAACGCGCCCGTCATTTATTGCATTAATCGTGTACTTCAAATGCTTCATTTTATCATGGAGTATTTTGATGCGTTCAATATCTACCTTGCAAACATCGTCAGGTAGTAGCAGGTAGTTGTCATGCTCTGAATCTAAGCATATCGCAAAGGCATATGCCATACGCATCCAAAAACGCTCCTTGCCAAATGTTTCAGGACTGTCAATAACAGTAACGTCCATACCTTTCAATTCTTTGCGTAGCTTTTTAAGCATGGCTTTGCGTTGTGGACTGCTGAATATTACTATCTTCATACTGTTGCGCTTACATAGTTACCTGAATATTTGCCTTGCCCTAAGTGATAGTATCTTATCGCATCAATAGCATGATTAAAAGCATCAATAGGATTATTTAATGTGGCTCCATTCTTATTAGTTGCCCATATGTACGCTCTTAACTCTTTAATTAAATTAATGCTTCGTTTGGTAACATAGAACGGTGATTGTTGCATCTTTGATATACCGTGCATGATTGAATCAGCACCTTTCTCGGTTGCTGTAATTCGTATGCCGTAAGTCTTTAATTCTTGGATTGATTTAGGCTCTGCGCTATCTGCGTAAATCATTGCTGTCGGGTGTTGTTTGATTAGCCTTGCAAGGTCACTATTTAACAATCCTTTTTGATAAATCAACTCATCGTAATAGAACTCATTGTTTAACTGATAAACCGCCATTAATGTAGATGGGTCGTTGCTATACCCGAAGTCACAACCATAGCCTAATAACCGCGCTTGTTGAGGTATTGAATCGCATTGCTTCCAATTGTCGAACACAACGCCCTGCAAACTACCTATTTCGCCATTCACATAAACCCGTACCCAGTTCGCCCAATACTCGCTTGTTTTGGCTTTCTCCTCTGCTTTCTTAAACTCGTTTATGATTGACGCTTCTAAGGCTTCGTTATCACGGTAGGTAAGGATTATGAAGTCAACATCGGGCTGGTTCTGTAACTCAGTGTGTGCCCAAAATTCAGCAGTTGGATTAAAGTCAATGTAAATGAACTCCCTTGTTCTAATGGCTAATTGGTAGTAAGTTTCCCATGCTACGTTGTTTGCCTCATTCACAAATAACACGTCACGCCTTGCCCCTCGCATCTTGTCCGGTTGGTCGCCAGAAAAGAACTCAATAAATGAACCGTTTGGAAAGTAGTATGTAAGTGTTGATTTATTCCATGCTGAGTAATCCATCAAGCCCACCCACTCCATAATCTTAACAAAGTCGCGCATTGCGCCACGCCTTAAATGTGGTATGCTTTCAGATACTATGCTTATTTCTTTGCCTGCGTTCTTGTTTGCGTAGTCGATTAGAAACGGTATAATAGTGAACGTTTTTGAACTCGATGAACCACCTTGTACAATGCGAACACGTTTGCGAAGTGCTGCAATTTTATCCTGCGCTGTCGTCTTCCTTAACATCTATTTCGAGCCCTTTGAATATCTCTACATTATGCACAGTTTGGCTAATTTCTTCTTTTGGCTTACCATACACCCTATCGAATAACACATCGAGAATATGAATACTGCCCTTCTCAAAATCACGTTTCGCTTTCTTGGCAATCAAAGCAACCCAAAACGGTAACTCATCATTCGCAGCCAAATCCATCAACTCTTTTTTTGTCTTACCCAAAATAACTTGAATAATATCCTGCGTTTGCGTCTTCGATAGCTTCAAATTATGCTCAGAAAAAAAGTAATCCGCCAGCACGGTTTCAATCTTTTTTGGTCGCCCGTTTGGGTTTCCTGACTGACCTTTTTTGAAAGGCTTATTGTTTGGTATTGGATTATTCATTTTAGGCTGTTTTTTGGCTGTTTTAACGCGAATATACATCTTTATCTAATATCATTGGGCATAAACCCATCCAACTCACTCTGTGATGCCATAAAGCACCTCTTTTCGTGTTATGTCTGTTTATTGTTAATTTAGCATTATTCGGGTCTTGTAACACACTACCGTATGACTTTCTATAACTCCTATCGGTTGCGTAAATATGTTTTGTGTTTCCATCTATTTTATCCATCTCCGCTGTTTGTGCTCCACTTCTTAAAATAGTTGCCAATCCAAAATTTGCCACACCTCTTTGCCATTTTTTTATTGAAAAATTCACATCTTCATTTAAAATCATGTTTAGTTCGTTTTCTTGATATGATTTATCTAATAGCCAAATTTGCATAATATTTCTCTTTAGGTTTGGCATTGCCCCCCCTGAATAGCCCCCAAAAATAACGCCAGTATTTTTTTGCATCTCATGTAATTGAAGTATTAAATAAATCAATCTGTCTTTTGTGTATGTGTTTATTGGTCTGCTTCCAAACACGCCACCATAATCATCATCTAAACAAACTGAAACGCCACTTATTTTTTTTGACTCACGTATGCTTGCAACTCGTCCTACTGCCGCTCCATTTGTTATGTTAGTTCCGCAAAAATCAACAAATCTCTTACATTCTTCGGTGTCGTATACGATAGCATTTTCTTTGTAACTTATGTGTATTTCATCATTTAAACAATTAGGAATCAAAACGCGATAATCAAACCCTCGCTTTTCTAAATAACGAACAGTTTTATTGTGTTTTTTTTCCTGAATAGATAAAACAAAAAAAATCATAACTCCATTATGTTTTCACTAATATCAACAAATCCCTTTTCTAATGCTTTACGAGGTGTCAAAATAACCATTCCTAAATCTTCAAACAATTCTTTTATATTTTTGTCTGAATTATGATAGTAGTCTGCTATTTTTTGAAAGTTAAAATCAGTAAAAAAAGCAGCACGTATTTTTAAAATATTTTTAAGCCTTGTATCTAAATCCAATGAATCAATTTTTTTTATTAATTCATCAGAACGAGAAGTATCTGCTAACTCTATTTCGTTTGGTTTTTCATCACTTGCTGTATAAAATGGTATTTCTATATCAAACAGTCCATCAGTATCTAATGTTTTATCTTTTGGCACATCCAATCCCCATGCTTCCAACTCTTCGCCATCCCATTCCTTCAGCTGCTCCCAATCCCATTCACCAAAGCCAACGTTATCTTTAATGATAAACTCTCTCTGCTGCTCTTCTGTAAGGTCTGACGCTTTGATGATTGGCACTTCTTTAAGTCCTGCTTCCTTACACGCTTTCAAGCGCATATTGCCGCCCAAAACAATCATGTCATCATTGACTACAATCGGACGTATTTCCAACATCTGAGGGAAGTCTTTAATCGACTGCACCAACTTATTAAACTTGTCATCTTTGATTACTCTCGGATTGTTTGGGTTTGATTTAACCGTTGATATTTTAACTGATTCGATATTCATTACCTAAGTGTTTTAATGGTGTTTCTTTTTTGCAGGCTGTAAAGCTAATCACAAGTGCTGCTAAAATTATTAGTTTTTTTATCTTAGTTGCTTTTAATCAATTCAATCAATTTCTCTGTTTTGATGTTCTTGTAGAATTTCAATCCTTTGACCGTTGCAAGCTCAAACAACTCAGGTCTATCCATGCTTTCGATGTCTATGCCTGTAACTTGTGGTTGTATTGCTTGTTTCGGCTCATGAAAGTTGATGTAGTTGTATAACACCTTCAAAGCGGTGTTAACACATGAACCACAGCCCCAAGTGATGTTCTTGCGGTTCTTTCCTGATTCAAGCCAAAAAGCGTTAAGAGATTGTTTCTCGTTATCGGTGAATTTATGTCCGCCTTGATGCTTCATAAGTTTATCGCTCAAATCTCTAAGCGTCTGATTTACTGTTGTCAAGTTCATGTAATATCGTATTTTTCACAAAGTTATAAATATTTTTTAATAGTGCGCGGCTTATTCCCGTTTTTTCGCTAAGGTCAACTGCTTTAGTACCAGTAGCTAATCGTTCAAAAACATAAACCTCCTCAATAAATCCCGCATCTCTAAGCTGCTCCAATTGCTTTCGGATGTGTTCTATACTGTCAGTTGTTTCGATGTCATCTAATGGCTCGTTAAACACTTGTCTATCGTGCATCTTCATAAACTCTTTTACCTGTGTTCGCATCACCGAGTAAAAGTAGGTGTCAGGGTATTTGATTCGGCTTACATCAATGCGTTCAACGATACGAATATAGCAATGATGCACAAGGTCTTTGTTTAGTTCACCCACCATTGTAGAGGCTATCTCGTATTGCTTTTTGAAGTTAAACACGTGGCAAATGTAATTAAAAACCTCTTAGCCAGCGTAAAACATTTGTTCGATACTTAAACATGAAAGCCATGCCGAGCAAACAGCCTACTACAAACGATATAAGGCACAATAGAAATGTTCGTGCACCTTTGTGCTCTTTTCGTGTTTCTGTTCGCTCTGTGCGGTTCGTTTGGCGTGTTACCGTGCGCTTTGTCCTTGATTGTGTTCGCAGCGTTTTGTTGTCGTCTTTGAGTTGCTTAGTGCGCTCCTTTTCCAATTTCAGTTCATGCCTAAGTTGGTCGCGTTGTGCCTTATAATCAAAGCGGCTTTTCGGGTTAATCGTTCGTGTCCGAATGATTGTATCGCGGTACTCGATGCGCTCAATTATGGCTATCGTGTCACCATCGTGGTAAATGGTGTCATACGTCTTGAACGGTATCTGAATAGTGTCATTGAACTGCGTCCAGAAATTAGGGTCTTTGCGCTCAATTTTCTGATAGTGCCATGCAGTTGAGCATGATGCGAGTATGGCAATTAGGATTATTAGTGGTGTTTTCATTGTGTTATTATTAAATGTTGTATATGCGCTAAATAATAGCGTGTATTTGTTAGTTAGCGGTAATGCTATGAAGCACCCTGCTCACCTTTGAGTTTTTTAATTTGTTCGTCTAAATAATCAATTTGACTTGCGGTCATTGCACTATTTAGGTAAATTACAAGTGCTATAAAAAATGAAAGATAATTGTTATCTTGTATCATTGAAAAAGCACTAAACGATATACCAAATGAACCTAAACTAAGGAATAGATTAATTGGTAAGTGTTTCATTTTTTCTTTTGTATTTGACATATTTATGTTTTTTAATTAGTAATTGAATAAGCACATACCGCTAACATCGGTTTTGCAATAGTGGGGCTTTAGTACTATATCAATCATTTGTAATTCTATTTAAGTTTAGTGGTGGGTTGAACATTTGTGCCTTGAAACCCCACCATCGCAAAGCCGAGAACCGTTAGCAGAAATAAAAATTACTACTGCCTCCAAAACCAATTACCTTTTAAGTGCTTTCTACCTTCTG